TGCTTGTGTGTTTATTCTCGCAATTTCTTCTATCTGAGCAAGTATTTGAACGCCATAAGTACCTCGGAAAGCTCGCTTACTTATAGTAAAGTTCAAATCCCCACCAGAAGGGTCTCTAAACACAAAACCGTCTTCCTCTTCGCGTATTAACCCGGCTATCGCGTTGTTGCCAATACGAAGTTGTCCTTTATCGTTAAAGAAATTATCTATCCTATCGCTGAACTCAAAGAAACCGGGTTTTTTGCTATTAGCAGACGCGAGCATATGAGTAAGTAGAGCTTCCATAGCAACTTGTCTATAAGCCGCTTTATTAGGCCCACCTTCAGCGTAGTTAGCATATTTATCAAATATAGACGCTACTGCTCTTGTAGCGTCTGACCCAGGAGCTACAAGCTCTCCAGAGGTAGTGATTCTATTGCCGTCGCGATCTACCTGAGTTGTTAATAACTCACGAACTTTATCCAAATCGCCTAGAGCATTATCTAAGGATGTATCTTGTGCAGCTAAACGATCTATTTCGTCTTGTCTTATACTCCGAGCGTATTCAGCGGCACGCAACCTAACATTAGCTAGCTCAGTAGGTGAAGTGCCTATATCGCCAGTGTTTATATAGTTAAACATCTGACTAGCTACCGCTAACTTATCGCTTACAGACCCTGGCTGACGTGATGAAGCTAACCAGACAGCCATATGTGCATCTTTTGATGGTATCTTAGACAAGTCCTCAACGCTCGTTACGTTCTTGTCTTGGAGATACTTAGCCATAACGTCGTACTGCTCTTGGGTAGGCTCAGCTAAATTGTTCTGTATAGCAGAGATAATACTTTCTCTAGAGGTTATAGGCACTGGTGGCGGAGGTGTTTTTGATTCTAGCTCTCCAATAGTTAACACGGTATCTTCGCCAGCCATAGGAGCAGCGTCAGGGTTAAGAAGCGCATCTATCTCAGCTATTTCAGCCTGACGCATCGCTATAGACCTTTCTGGGTTACTACTTCTTGTTCTAGACCGCCTGCCATCAGTGCCTATGCGTATTTCATCTGGTTTTAAATCCCCAGACTCAAGAGCGCTTATATCTGAAAGTAGTTTTTCACGTCGTTTTTCTAGCTGTGCTCTAGTCCCTTCTAAAGCCCTGCTCAGTTGTTGTTTTCTCTGAGCATCACGCCTGTTACTATCATCACCTTCTAAATCAACAAGTCTGTTACTTTGATCCATGAACCTTCTTATTAACCTAGTAGAACCTTCTGCAGGCTCTGCAGCAGGTTCTGCAGCAGGCTCTTCTACTTGTTGAGTTTGTGCAGTAATAGCCGGAACATCTATTCCTAGCTCACTCGCTATCTGGTTCAAGTCCTCACCTGAAGCTTTATTAAGTATCGCGTACATATTCGATCTTAATGCAGGGTCATCAAACTGAGGGTCTTCTGCAACTGTGTTAACAGCTTGTTCTCTAATCAAAGCGTCTGTTAAACCGCCCATGTCCCTGAAATAGGTAGAGGCATTATCACCCCCTCCCTTCGCAATTATGCTACCGAAAATATTAGTACCTATCTTATTAAAATCTTCTGGAGACAGCTTTACTACAACGTCGTCTCCTTGAGCAGTTCTATTTTCTGTCAATGGAACTTCACGTCCGTCAGGACGTGTTACTACAGCAGATATAGAACCGTCCTCATTGGTTATAAATCTACTTATTTCAGTTTGTATACGACGCCCGTTTTCATCAGTAGCTACGTTGAACCTCGGGTCAGAGTTAAATACTCTTAACGCTAGTTCCGGCCTATCTTCATAAAGCTTACGAATGTCGTACTGAAACAAAGCTCCGCTAGTGTCTGTAGGATTTATACGGTAATTACCTGCTTGCTCGACCTCAGCTGCTAAGTCTTTGTAAGACTGCGCATTTAACTGATTAGCCGCTTGCTGGTTAACAAGCTCTTGTCCTCGTGTGCGTGCAAGATTTTGAGGAGCATCTAGAACGCCAGACAAAGTCCCTAATATTGATCTAGCTACAGTAGACTGAACCATTTACCGCTCCAAATAACTATACGTCTTAAACAGACACTTTTTTAAATTCAACGTCGACTTTACTATAGTCAACCATGTCTTTCCCACTGCTATGCTTAATAACTGCCCAAGGCACTTCATCCGCCATAACGCCTTGGTAACGTTGCGGGCTACCTATATAGCTAAATTCATATATAGTAGTTCCTTTAGGAGACACGCCTACTTGCTTTATATCTTGCTTAACACTGCGATCACTAAAAGCCAAAAGCATTAAAGCTGATGCGCCTAGCTGTCCTATTGTGCCATAAGTTTGAGCTTTGGAAGCTGCTTTAGCTTGAGTGAAAGCGTTCTGGCGAGACATAGCGTCACCAGCAGCTGAACTTAGCTGGCTCTGCGAAGAACGGTTAACGCCTTGGCCTATGTTTATAAGGTCTGATAACAATCCAGTATTTGCTTCTCGTTGAGCAATGCGAGCATCATTTACTGACTGTACGCCGCCTAAAGTATTTGCCCGCTGCAACATAAGTTGCTGCTGCTGTATTTGTGCGGGGGTTAAAGCAGAACCATAACGAGACGCAGTACGGCTAGCTATGCCACCAGCTAGCCCTTGAGCAGTGCCTACGTCTTGCCGCGCCTGATCTATAAGGCTGGTATCAGTCTGGGCTTTGTTTAAAAGATCTTCTTCAAACCCTCGATAGTTTTGTAGGTAATCCATATACTCTTGGCGAGTAATATTAGCAAACGCTTGATCAGGGTTATTAACTGTAGGTAATGTGTTTCTTGGAATGCCAGCAGTGCTTAAGCCACGCTCTGCTAAAGACTCCGTATCCATGTACGCTAAATTAGACATATCAACCACCCCTCGCTCTAGAGGCTCTTAATCTTTCCCCAAAACCAGATGCGAGTCTTGTCCCGGAGCCGGGAATACCAGCGTTCATATTCGGAGTAAAGAAAGTACCGCCGCCTTGTATATTTTTTAGCCCTGAACCTACAAAAGCACTGCCTATGTCCACTGCAGCATTTAGTTTTGCCTGAGCGACATCTTGGTTTGCTCTAGCACGAGTCAGCGCTTCTGAGGTAGCCAGACGTGATGCTTGGGCCATGCCGGTTTGCGCATCTGCGGCTTGACCTCTAGCAGTGCCTAAGACATTAGTCTGCATTTTATTTTGTATGTCTTTGGCTGCTACATTGGCAACGCCGAGCTGTCCTTGGTAGGCCTGTGCTATATCGCCAGTGCGCGTCGCACTTTGGGTTTGTGCGTAGGAAGGAGCTGATGTAAGCGCTTGCATAGTGTCAGCGCCAGCGCGGCCTCTAAGGCCTGACTGTACATCAGCTGTAAGAGATTGATCTCGCATCTGCCGCAACAACGGGTCGTACTTCTGCTTGAAGTACTGATACTCCGCCATAGCGGTTGAAGCAGACGCTTGTTCTGCTGCTGAAGCTTGATAGTCTTGTGACTTTGGTCTAGCACCCATTACAGATACCTCTTAAATACGACTGTATCGACCTCCCATCCAGTATGCTCTAAGTAAGAGATAACTTTAGGTACAGCCGACCTTGTTTCTATCTTTGTAAACCCGGCAGCTTTTGCCACTTCTTCAAAGAAAGACAGATGCTTTACAGCTAGGTTAGTGCCACGTTCTTTGGCCCATGCTAGCCATATTAAAAATGTTCTTTCCCCGTTAAAAACGTCTGTTTCACCCGTGGATACTACGAACCCTTCGTTGGTCATCCATAAAACAGCTTGCTCTGCCTTACAAGCACCGTACACATGCTCCGGTGTAAATGTAAGATTAGAATCCGCCTCTAGTACATCTTCTACGCCTTGCTTAACCCAGTGCCATTCATTTTCTATGTCGGCAAATACAGGGTTACTAAACGTCTGATCTGTACCTGTGGCGTCGTCGTTTTGTCGGGGTGTAAAGTCCGCCATAGTTAACCTTCCTAGCTACTCCTGAGTCCGCATGTCTAGCTCTGCGTTCTGCAATCTGAATTCCTTCAGCGAATAAAGAACCGTATACCTGAGCGCCTGTGTAATCTGTCCAGTCCTTACTTGGCAACCTAAGCAATCTAAACAAAGCGCCGCTTACTATAGTATCCCTATAATCGTTTATAAGGTCATTATCAACGGCTGTAGAAGTGTGCGTAGGCTTAAGCTGCGCTCTAACAATAGTTGACGATGCTTGAGTTACAGCAGGTGTAGGGACAAGCCAGAAAGAAGACTGAGTCTGCTTCACAAAATACGCAGGTGTACCAGCGCTATCAGCCTCCCTCCATTTAGGGACACGTTGTTCTAGCAGGTTAGTGCTTATAGGCTCCAAGTCTTTGCCGTTATGAACAACCCACATTATCTTGTGTACAACCGTGCCAGAGGGCGGCTCTAAGTCGTATTCGTAGATGTTGGCTACAGTTGTTACTGGGTCAAGCTCAGCCTGATAAACGCCGCTCTTTTCACACAACTCAATTACTGCTGCACGAATATTGGTTTCGATAAGCGTGTCAGGACATCCGGGAACCATCGGGATTATTTCTGATAGCAATGTTTCGTAGGCTATTGCCATATGAGATTACCCCAT